CGATCGCTCGCGTCTTACCTAACATCAATCAAACTGCGACCGCCGGCGCGGGCGAGCAGTTCTCGGCGTTTTTCTTCGGTCCGAGCATCGCACTCGCTTAATATAGAGAGGTTTAATCATGGCTAGTTCATACAGTAATCTACATCCAGTAGACGAGATTCTATCAAGCCTCGTCGTCGAAGCCGTCCCTAGTGATGACGTCCTCATCGCTGATAAGGTCATGGAGTCTATCAAGATTCCTGAGAGAAGCGGCACACTCTTACTTGAAGAGTCACGTAACTTCATGGGCGCGGGCGCGGGTCTTGATCTTGAGAGAGCCGCCGGCGCAAGTCGTGCGACTATCGGAGGATTCGACCGCACCTCACAGACCTTTAAGGCTCTCATCTACGCGGCGAGTGATTCTATCGCGATGGAAGATATCCTCGACTCTCAATACCCTGGCAGCGAAGAGGCACGCATCGCGAAAAAAGTTGCCCGCGTCATGAAGCTCGCTCGCGAGAAGCGCGCCGCTGATCTTCTCTTCGGCACTGCTAACTTTAATAATGATAGTGCGGCTAATGAGTTCGGCGGCGAGTTCGACGACGCGAACGCCGAGCCACTAAGCAACCTTTACGATCTCAAGAATACTGTCTTCGAGGCTTCACATGGAATCAACCCCGACTCACTCATCATGGGTCATAAGGTATTCCGTACCCTTGCAAAGAACCCCGAGGTTCGCGGCTTCGCCGGTCAGACTTCAGCGGGTCTCGCAAGTGGAAATCGTATCATGTCAAATGACGCGGTTATCGAGGTTCTTAAGGACGTTCTCGGTATTCCTAATATCTACGTCGGTTCGGCTCGCCAAGATACCGCCGTACCTGGCGCGACCTCAAGCGAAGGCTTCATTTGGGATCAGTCGACCATCTTTATGGGTATCCTTAGAGGTAGCGACGCGATTGTACAGAAGTCGGGTAACGTCAAGGGTATGCCAGTCGCGGCGCTTAACCTTCAGTTTAGCGACATGATCGCGGGTCAGTACGACTCTCTCGATCGTACCCGTCGCTATGTCTACGCCGAAGAGGTTAACGTATTCCATGCGGTAGACTCTACCCTCGGTCGCATCATCACTTCATGCGTTAACTAAGAAGTGTATGTTTTGTTCATGCGGTCGACCCGTCCTACTCGCAGAGAGCGACGCCGATAAAAAAGCGATCGATGATCTTAAGCGTCAAGCTAAGGATCAAGACGGGGTCGCCGCTGAACTAACACAAGCCCGAGTTGATCAGCTACAAGCGGAGATCAACGCCGAGAAGGCATATCAAGCCGCGATCTCTCGGGCGAATAGAAGCATGATTCAGTCAATGGCTAACCATGCGACGATGAGAGCGATTCTCGGTTATACCGACGAGCAACTCTTAGCCTTCGTACTCGATAACGGGTACGGTCGAGCCGTTCAAGAGTTCATTGATCAAGCTGACCTCATAAGAGAATCAGTAAGGCGAGCTTTTGAAGTGACGGCTCAAGACTTCAGCTTCGATAAAATCGAACTACAGGTCGACACATTACAAACGATAACGACGGGCGCCGTCTTCGATGACGTCGTGATACCTACCGTCAAAAGCAATATTAAAGAAGCCCTCAGAGACCTAGCACTCGGCGTCGCCGAAGAGACGATACGCTCTAACCTAGCTCAGAAACTTGAGAGCGCTTCGGGTCGTCAACTAACTGAGATACGAACTAAGATTAGTCAATACGGGCGAGGGGTCAACGCGGTCGCCGCCGACGCGGCGGGGCTTGAGAGTTATCTTTATACTGGTCCGGTCGACGGCGTGACCCGCGGCTTTTGTCGGGAGCTCGTCAACCTAGTCGTAAGTAAAAAACAAATGGCGAAGCTCAATAACGGTCAAGGCTTATCTGTGATAACATCAGGCGGCGGCTATAACTGCCGTCATTCATGGTCGCCAGTCAGCGAGGGCTTTATTAAGGCGGCTCGACTTAACAAGGCGACGAACGCGGATATCAACAAAGCGAACGCGAGGGCATGATGAGAAAAGCGATAACAAGTCAAGATCATCGGTTTATATGGTCGCCTCAAGTACCGATTACAGGTACGCCTAGTTTGACCATCGACACCGAGTCGGCAATAAGCGAGAACTTTACCCGCTTCGCCGATGATGTGACTGTAACGTCAATCGCTAATGATCGGCGAACGCTGACGATCTCAAGCGCACCGGCGAGCTATTACCGCGAGATGAGTTCAGCTTTCTTGATTACAAGCGCCGATACTTATTACTCGGTCAATATCTCTCGTATCGTCAACACGACTGCGATACTCGCCGAACCTTTACCGCGTGAGATTGATCTATCTAGTTCGGCGACTCTTCAGCTAGCGACGAGCTATGTAGATATTGCTTCGGCTAGCCTAGCGACAAGCGGCGTTTATCCCTATCGGGTCAGCTTTACTGAGTTAAACATGAGCACCGCTCGACAAGAGCGAGGTTTATTCAAGGTCACGCCCCGACCATTCAATACAGGGCTTGATCATTACGAGCTCGTCGAGACCTTCGCTCAACTAGCTGACATGATACCAAGACGTCAAAGCGACTTTGAACCACAGATCAGCGCCGCTTTACATGAGATCATCTTAGCGATTCGAGATCATGTAAACAGTGACGACATCACAGAAGACGAAGTCTTTAACCCTGAGTCGTTTAAGCTAGCTCATAAATATTGTACCGCCGCGATTATCTACGAGATGAATCTAAATCTAGACGCCGCCTCGGCTATGCGAGAGCGTTGTCATGAACTAATGACTTCGGCGCTTCGATCAATCGCGCTTGATCTTGACGGTGACGGGGTCGTCGACGATGGCGAGCTTGACTTAAGGCGAAGCGGCGGCTCGGCGCGTGACTTGCGGGCGTCTTGGCGTAACTATTCAAAGACGGCGAATGATAGCTTCTTTAATCCGATTCGCGGTATGAGGCACTAACATGGCGACCCGCGTTGATATCAATATCCCTCGTTCAGTATGGACGGAGAAAGACACCAGGGCGCTAGCTCAAAACGTCTTAGCCTCTATTAAGCTGAGGACGAGCCGAGGTATCGACGCGAACGGCGAGCCCTTTCAAGAGTATTCAACGAAGCCGATATACATTCAAAAGCAAGGGGCGAAGCTCAAGCCTAAAGGCGGTCGACCATCGAAAAGCGGTAAGTCGGTATATTACGAGGGCGGGTATCAAGAGTATAAAGAGCAGAGCAGACGAAGGCAGCAGCAACCGACGACGAAGAGCGGAGCGGGTCAAAGCGCCGAAGTCGACCTCGTCTTAAGCGGTGCGCTTATGAATAACTTTGTAGTATTAGAGGCGACGGCGACTTCTTTTAAGCTCGGCTTGACTAAGCACGTTCAACACTATGGCTATGAGGTTAACGAGTATCGACCCTTCATCGGATTGACTGACGAAGAGGTCGATATATTAGTTGAAGCGATCGAGCATGACATTAAGGGCAAACTAAAATGAGTCAGGGTATCTTCGCCGCTTTAGAGTATCTTGAGAACGAGATACAAGATATCGACCCTAAGACCGACAGTCATTCGGGCTTCGTCGCGATTCGCCGAGGCGATGGCTTTACAATCGACCTCGAAGAGAGAGCACACCAAAACCGATACTTTGAAATGTCGATCTCTACTTATCCCATAGACGACGGACAAGCGGGGCTATCGGGTCGAAAGAGGGCGCGTATTGATTGCCGAGTACGGTATGAGATACCCGTTGATTATGCCTTCTTAACTCGCATGATCGGCGAAGACTCATCAGCAATCATCGACGCTTTGAAAGAGCCCGACTACGACTTAGTCAATACAGGGATCATAAGCGTGATACCTTTACAACCGACGTTCGAATCTTTGACAAATACCACAGGTGAGCGCGTCGCGCATATCCTCACTCTACCTTTCGATCTTCTCTATTTGGAGGTTTAACCATGGCGGTCACTCATCGTTCATTATCAATCGCAAAAGAAACGACCTTCGGTTCACCCGATACAAACGGCATACCATCGACAACGGGCTTGAACTTCGTCTCTATCCCTTGCGAGCGCGACCCTATTGTCATCGCGGGCGAACCTGTCGTCAGCGAGAGAAACGACACCCGCGACGGATCTTACTTCAATGCGCCCGAACCTGATACAGTTTGGTCAAGCGGGGCTCGCCTTCGTCGCCGTACTGGTCAAATCGTTTGCCGCGTTGACCTTACGACCATCGGTACAGCGGCGGCGAACTACGATTCAAACTATCTCGGTTATCTACTCGGCGCGGGCTTCGCGACTCAAGCGCCGAGCGCGAACCTTAAGAGCGACACAGCGTCGGCAGTAACCTCGGTCAATCAATACACGCCTAGCGCAGCTCCGGCAGTGGCTGACGTCGGCTTGATCGTCGGCTCAGAGATCAACGGTCGCGCCGAATACTCGGCGATCACTGATAACGACGTCGCGGGCGACGTGACTGTATCACCCGCTTTCAGCGCGGGCTTTAGTGGCACGCCGACAGTTCGAGGGCTCCAAACTTGGTATACACCGAGCCGAGCGGCGACCGGTGACTTTAATAGCTCAGTCGCCTTTAAGATCGACGGGGCGAGCTTTCAAACACTCGCCTTCGGTTGTGTTCTTGAGTCACTCAGCATCACAGTTGATAACGGGCGTTTAATGGGCGAGTTCACCTATCAAGCCGCCTTCATCACTGATAATCATAGCGCGGCGAGTACTCCGATCGAGCCGGTATACAATACAGGCGCACCCGCTTTTTTTAGGGGCTCTTATGCTGTCATCTCGGGCGGGTCGCCCGCTTCAAGCTCTAATGGTACAGTCGGCGAGACTCAATCAAGAGTTGCCCTCGATTGTGAAGACTTCTCGCTTACAGTTACAAACACTCTTACGCCGCTCGGCTATTCTAATAACGTCATCGGTATGTCAGGTATGGATATTAGCGACGTATCTGTTGAGCTCTCGCTTACTCTGTCTTCACCTTCATCGACTGTCGCTGATGACTTCTTTAATCGTACAGTTCGCCAAGTCTTAGTGGGTACTGGTCCACTTGGTGACGGTAAGGGGTGCGCCATCATGTTACCCGCCGCCGTCTTGACAAATGACCCTAGTGTTTATGATGTATCGGGTAATGATATCGTTCGACAGACTTTGACGTATCAGCAAGCTCGATATGCGGGCGACTTCACCACGTCAAGCTATGAGTCGAACGCGGGTAACTCACCCTTTAGAATCGGTCTAGTAGTAGGAAACGTGTAATAATGGCTTTATCGTTCGTGACGAGTACAGATATTGAAGTCGACGTCGTCGTAACCTGTGACCCCGCCGTCGAAGCGACTATCGAGCAGAGAGCCGCCTATCTTCAGTCAGGCGACTTTAATAACCTCGGTTCAGTCGGTGAAGACGCGACAAGGTTTACGATCAGAGCTCTCTCGCCCGCCGAGCGTGAAAGAGCCGAAGTCGCCGCCGGTGCTTATACTCGAAGCGAACTAGGGCGCTTATTATGGATTGAAGCGCCGGGCAACGTTGAAGAGCGGGCTCGGTGGCATCATGAACTTGAGGACGATGAGAGAGTCGCTCTCGCTCAATATAACGAGTATCTATCTCGGGTATATATTGAAATGGTCAGAGAGTCACTTATCGCGATCGATGGCGAAGAGAAGCACGTTGAGACCTTGCAACGTATACGACCCGACGAAAAGCGTACTCAGACGATCAGTGAGCTTGTACTTCATATTCAGCGACTCTCGCTCTTAGATTCTGCGGGAAAATAGCGGCGGCGGCTTCCGTTTGGCTAAGTCAAGCGGGCGGTCGCGCCTGGTCGTGTGAACAGTGCCAAGCTAAACCAGGTCTTCGACGCCTTCGCGGTAACTGCGGCGGCTCGTTTCGTCGTGGTCTACCTCAAGCGCTCGAAGACGAGCAAGGGCTTTACATCATGGGATATCGTGTCGCACCTGACAGCGGCGAGAACTTTAGCGAACTTAAGATTCGCTCTTGCCCTGTCGCTGACGTCAACCGATTCGCCCCGATTATCCAAGTATATAACCGACTCAAGAGCGGGCTAGTTAGTCTTACTGATCTATACCCGCGCCCATCTTGCGCTTTGATAGAATCGATTGATATAATAAGCGCCAGTGTCGATGAGGCTCAAAGACGAGCCACCGAGAGAGCGCTAAAAGAAAAGAGCTAACATGGCGAATCAAGTAGTTGTCGAGGTCGTCTTAGAAGGCGCTGAGGAGGCTAGCCGAGGTCTAGGTAAGATCGGCGAGACTTCGGCGGCGATGGCTGATCGATTCGCCGATGGTAACGAGAAACTAGGCGAGGGTTTAGGCTCATTAGTTGGTAACGTTGAGGAGCTCGGCGGGGCGTTCAAAGAACTAGGGTCGACCGTTGGTAACACGTCTAAGATGAGCGCCGCTTCATTCGGTGCGCTTGTACCGGCAATCGGTGCAGTCGTCGCGGCGGGCTTCGCTCTATATGAGACCTTCTTAAACATTAGCGGGGCGGCTCAAGACGCCGAAGACCGAGCCGAGGCGATGGCAGCGGCGGCGGGCGACCTTGAAGCCAAGCTCGAAGCGCTTTCAGAGAATGGCATTGTTCCGACGACTAAAGACTTGAGGGCGTTCACTAAAGCGACGATTCAAGCTCAACTCGCTAAAGAGCTATTACAAAAGAAGATCGAGAACGCCGAGAAGAGTTTTACAGGTCTAACGAAGGCACAAGACGAGGCGACCGCCGCTCAAAAGCGATATGCAAAGGGCAACATAGGCGACGTACTTTTAGAGTCGATCGGATATCATACTAGTTATAAGACCGCACTTGATAACGTCAAAGAAGCTGAGAAAGAGTTTAACAAGACTCTCGACTCGATCATACCAGCGCAAGAGAAGGTTAATAAGCTCGTCGCCGAAGCGGCGAAACAAGGCAAGGCGCTCGAAGACCAAAGCGCCGAGGCGACGATCGGTCGTATTAAAGAACTAGCCGCTAAAGAGCAATCGATAAGCCTAGCGAGAGCAGAGATCGAGACGAGTGATAAGGCGCTTAAGAAGCGTCAACTTGAGATCGAGCAAAATAAGCAACTCTTAGAGCTGACCATCGATCGAAACAAAGAAGACGCTAAAGCCCTTCGAGAGATTGAGAAGCAGACACAAGCTAGACTTGACGCCGCGCTATCGGGTGAAAAACAAGAAGATATTATTCGCCGTCAATATGCGAAGCGGGCTCAAGAGCTAGACAAAGAGACGAATGATAAGCGGGTCGAGAATCGACGCAAGGCGACCAGGCTTAAGAAACCGATTATCTTAGAAGACCTCGCCGCCGAGCGTATGCTTCAGCGCGAACTAGAGATGATCAGGGCGCTTGAGCTTCAATCGTTAGAGATCAACGGCGCTGATCAACTAGAGCTTATACGCCTTCGTTATGAAGATGAACTCAAGCTAGCTGAAGACAATCATAATCTAATCACCATCGCCCGAATGAGGCGACAAAATGCAGAAGACCGAATCGTACAAGAGGACATAAGGCGAAGCGAAGAGGCGATACAGAATCGAAAGCTATTAGCGATCGAGTCGGCTGAGTTCGATCTAAGTTTGACCGCCGATTCGACGAGTAAGAAGCTCGACCTCTTGACGCTAAGGTATGAGAAAGAGCGACAGCTCGCCGGCGACAATGCCGAGATGATAACCGAGATCAACCGACGAGAAGAACTAGAGCGATCTCGCATACAAGAAGAGGCGATAAGCGCCCGTTATGTTCAACTTGAAGAGCTAGGTAAACAACTCGCCGCGGCGGGCGCAGAGGCGGCTTATGCTTCAATCGTTGCGGGCGAAGGCTTTCAAGACTCAATCGGTCAGGCAATCTTCGCCCTCGGTCAGCAAGCGGCGGTCAAGGCGCTATTTCAAACAGGCGAATCAATCGCCCTTGCGGCGACTGGTAATCTTGTCGCGGCGGGCGCTGCACTTAAGGCGGCGGCGGTCTATGGTACGGTCGCGACCGTCGCGGGCGTAACAGCGAGTAAGCTAGGTGTCGGCGGTGGCGGTGGCGGCGGGGCTAGTGCTTCGCCTTCGGGTCTCCCTCAGACGTCGACAGCGCCTCAAAGAGAGCAAGCCGAAGATCGACAGGTCGTCTATAATATAAACTTCGGCGGCTCGGTGATCTATGATAGCAAGACCGCCGCTGAACAAGCCTTCGCGAATCGTATCACTCAGCTCCAAAACCGAACGCCGCGAGGCGGTGTAAGACCAAGACCGAGGGCTTAAATATGCCGATGAATGAACCCGCGCCGAGCTTCGCTCTCTTGAGCTCGTTTGATATTAGAGATCTCTCGGGCGTCGACGCTTTTGTAAGAGATGGTTCTTATACTGTGACCCTTCCGACCCTCGGCGCGAATGATATCTATGAAGATCTCTTACACTTCTTGAACGGGAGAGAGAGCGACGCTCTCGTATATGGTACAGGTCAACTTAACACGCTCGGTTTCGGCGGTGCGACCTGGTCGATCACAATCAACGCCGATGATAAAGTAGAGATCTCAGCGCCCGTTGAATTCGAACTAACGTCGACCGGTGCTAGTGATCACCTCGGCTTCGGCTCATCGACAGTCAGTTCAACGCTTGTCGGTTCGGTCTATGTCGCGACCGCTTCTTATGACTGGTCAAGAGGTCGGGTGATGCTTGATGACATGACATATCAAATAGACGAGGTCGGCGGGGCGGGCTCTTTCAACTTCCCAGCGATCACACCAGATATTCAAGACGTGTCGGTTTTCCTGAGATCGTCAGCGGGTGACGCTGATAACTTCGGCTTATCATCTCTTCAAGAGCTAGATAATACGGCTCGCGGTATCAATGATATAACATGGCTGATCAATGACGAAGGCTTCGTTCAGTGTCACTATAGAACGTCACAGGGCGATATCGTTTGGTCATCTACCGAGCTTCGTGACCTCCTCGGCTTTAGTGGTAACGAGTCACCCGTCATCGATGGTTCAATCTCAAGACTCACCGCGACATATCAAAGCGGGGCGCTCTTATTGCCGACTCGCCCGATTCAATCGCATCATTTAAGGGTAGAGAACGTCGCTCAATATCGGCGTAAAATAGGCGGCGGATATGCCTCTAACTTTATCGGCTCTTATGTAAAGTCGGCGCTTTCGTTTGACCTTGACGCCGCTTTAGATACTAGAGACGATTATAGACACTTTACCGACCGGTTCGCCCCGATGATAAGCGCGGGTGAACGGATTAACTTTTATCAGTGTTGGGGTGACTCTCGCCGGGCGCTTCGCAGTGATGAAGCGAGGGGTAATCAAGGCGCTTATGATACGCTTTATACCTCAGAGGACAACGGCGAACGAGGGCGAGTAAGAGGTAGCTTGACAAATCAAGAGTTCGATCTCGCTTACCCGTCAAGACTACACCGACGGGTACCGGTGTCGATGGAGATTGAACACCTATGAGTAACACCTTCAGCGCCTCGCCGACCTTAGTTGACCCGAGCAGAGTGACCGCCGGTCAAACGATCCGAACTACTGAGATCGCGAGACTATGCGACCTTCAAAACTATATCTTCGCGACGGGTGGCACTCATAACGTCATTAGTCAAACTTATGATGATTCGTGTTTCGTTCAAGATTCTACGTCCAATGTAACGATGAGTGAATGGTATATCCCTATCTTGTCGCGATCTCATAACGACCTCGTCGTTAACATATCGGGCTTTTGTGGTACAGCGGGCGCTCAAGTATTAGTTAGTCTCACCTTCCCTATCTCGAACAATAAGTATACGACGACGATTGATATTACTGACACTTCAAGATACAGCGGCGGCTTTAACACTGGCACAATAACGAAGCCATCAACTGAGCTTGAAGAGTTCGCTTATGTGACTCTTGACGTAAAAGCGCCGACGGGCGACGAGGTCGAGATATTAGGGATTCAAGCCCGATGGTCGCCTTTAACGTCTCCTCTTTCGGGCGGTGTAAAGGCAATCGGCAGCGCTCGATATATACCGCAAGGCACACAGAGACAAAGCGCCGACCGCCCTTTATCTAGTCGCTTCGGTGTCGAGACCTTAGAGAATATTAACATTCTAAGAAAGCGCGGGCGAGTCCTCTTGAACTGGTCGGGCGTCGCCTCGGCGAGCTCGTCAAGCGCTCTCTCAGTCGCCGCAAATCCTCCGATCGGTTTAGGCATACTTGACCGTCAAGTCATGTTTAGCGAGGTCGCTTTATTCTCAGGCATGAATGAGACCGACAATCTCAGAATACAAATATATGTGAGAGCGGCGGGTATCACCTCGCCTGATACCATATCGCTAGATATATTCAATCATCGACTGATTATTACTGATAACGAGTGGACAGGTTTTAGTATTGAACTAGTCGCTAATGAGATCGACCGCTCTAACGAGTTCGGCTTATCGATGTATCGTGTCGGCGTTGACTCAACTGATGTAAACTTTAATAACCTCTTAAGCGGTTACAATCCGATCGCGTCGACGCCTTACATTTCGGCGCTCTCGATTATAGGTGTCTAAATGCTAATACCTACAGCTTTTCAAAGATTGCCTAGCGATAACGGGTGTCATAATGGTCGCGTCATTATGGGCGGAACAGTGTCACAAATGGCGGCGGGGCTAGCTCAGCTAAGCAACGCGAAGCTATTAGGCGAGGCACATTACCAGGTGTCACATTCCCTTTATGGTAGATATGGTCATGGGTCTTCGATCGGTGGTCTCACTCACTTGAGCACACTACCCGCCTATAAGTCTCGAAAGTATCACTTCTTATATCAGTCGACGCCACTTAGCGAGCGGCTAGCGATCTCGTTTATTTATAATGCTTCGACGATCGATGATACGCCCGAGATCACTGTTAAACTTCGCCCGACGACGGGGTCATCTTATAGCGCGACGGCGATTGATAATGGTATTAAGTTTAGTCATGAGCTTCATATACAAGCGCCCGCGACGCCCGACGGTGTCTTAGCTCGATCACTCTTCACCGGTTGTGAGTTAATCGACGCGCCGACTAATGTTCTGCCTGATCTACCAAGACCGCTTTATGTACCGTCGGCGAATCGTGGTGATCTATTGAATATCGAGTTTGAGGTCAACGGGGTCGCGCTCGGTGCGGTTCACATTTACGACATATTCGAAGCCGAGGTGACACCATGATAACAAGCGAGCAAGGGCGGCGAGTCTTCGCTTTAGAGATCGGCGGGCTATTATATCGCTATCACTCATCGACCCCGCCTAGTTCGTCGAATCTTGATAGTAATATCGCGTCGGGTATTGCCTACGAAGATCGACAAGGGGTCATCAGTGTCGGCGCTTTTTCGGCGTCGCTTGACCCGAGCGGCGGTGTCGGCGAATACTCACCGGTCTCTATCTCTCTCGCCATCGACCGCAAGGGCGACCAGGGTGACGCGGGCGTAATCTTTGGGCGGTGCGGTGCGAGGTCGACGACGACAAGCGCTCAGATCACTCAAACGGTAGACCGAGACGACACGATTATAAGAGTCGGTTCGAATCTTACTTCTCTCTCATACCCTCGCTTAATGCATATCGGCGCTGAGACTGTCAGAGTTAACTCGGCGACCGCTTCGATTCTCACAGTATCAGCGGGGCGCGGGGTAGGTAATACCCCGATTCAGTCACACTCGATCTCCCTTGAAGGGTCATCAGTACCCGAGGTTACTACCGAGATCACCACGTTTAGAGGTCGACGGGCGAAGCTATACGGGGCGCACCGATACGCCGACGGGTCGACAAGTGACTATGTCGAGATCATTAACGGGATTATCGAGAGTTCACCATCGATCGAGAACGGCGAGACGATTGAGCTTTCAATCGTGCCGCTGACGGCGCTTATCGATACCTCGCTTAGTGATAAGGTTAGTCAAACAAGGCTACTTAATAACTATCATTATTTTGACGGTCAGTTCGGCTCTGCGATTGAATACGCCACCGAGTTAAACGCCGTCGATCATGACGCGGTTCTCGCTTTCCCTGTAAGCGGCGCGACTCTCACCGCGAATACATATCAAGTTCAACTCTTTAATGGTACATTCTCGATCATCGGACAGATAAACGGCGACCTCGTCGACTTCGACGCGACGCTACCCGCCTCGGGCGAGATCGATAACTATTCAGCGCCTCACCCTCGATATCCTAGATTCCAACGAGAGTTTAGTGAGTTCGCAGAGAAGGCGAGTTATCCGACCTCACTGACTGATATAACGGCGGGAACATATACGACTTATCAAGTGATCGCTGATTCGACGCCATCGAACGCACTAAGCGCCGCCGAGCTCTCGCCGCTGATAAATATTCCACTGCCACGAACCGAGATAAAGAGACACACTCTCGGCAGTGGTGAGGTAAAGCGCTTTCCTGATGTGATTAATGAGACCCTGGAGAGCGACGGCGCAACATCGACAAGCGGCTTATCAGGTGCGGTCGCCAGGTGGCGACTTGATCGCGATAATAAAGTAATCGCCTCTAAGCTCTCCTCGTCAGCATTTCCCGCGAGCGTCTATCTTTGGACAACTCAAGCCGCTTGGGTCGCTCATAGCGACGCGAACTACGCAAGCCGCCCGAGATTCTTTGACGCCGTCGGCGACTCACTAGAACTCGATACACTCTCTCGTATCTCATACCCGATCGATATAGGCGGAGGTGATGATCCATACATCGAAGACTTTAGATTGCCCGATTCATCACTCGTTAAACGAGTCAAGGTTGAGCCTAGCGCGGGCGCTAGTGAATATCAGTTAAGGGACGTCGCGAAGGCATATTATCAGCTTTACGAGTCGGCGCTATTAGTCGAGAACTCTCTCGGTCTCCCGAGCTCGGCGACGGCGGGCGAGTACTACTGGTTAACGATTCGCTATTACGACCGCAAGGCGGGCGAGACTCGAACGCAATATTTACAGGCGACGCATGAGACCGTCGCGACTTACGATTCAGTAAATGTAGGTTATGTTATTCACCTTCGCGCCGGCGCTGACCTTTCGCGTAATCAATCATTTGGCGACTGGTCAGGGCAAGAACGAGCATTGATCACAAGGGGCGGTCGATTCGTCGGCGAACGGGTCGGCGTCGCCTTGCTTAAGTTATTAGAGAGCGGCGGCGGTGGTGAGATCAATGGCGACTATGATGTACTAAGCATCGGGCTCAATATCCCCTCAAGCGAGATCGACGAGGCGTCATTCTTAGCGGTCGACTCTACCTCACCGTTTCTACTATCTGAGCAGTACGCCGGCGACGGTGCTGACCTTCGGTCGACCTTCGAGAGTATACTTAAGCTCTTAGGCGCTGCACTTGTAATGAAGCGTGATGAGA